ACGGGGTGTAGTATTTAGGAAGGATCGACCCAAGCTCCATCAACTCTCAACAGAGTTTCGATGAGCTCGGAATCGTAAGTCACGCCAATTTGACTAAGGTCAAGATCCAACAGATCCTTTTCAAGATCTTCAGCGTCAAACCCGTAGATACGTTTAAATTGTGTCCTAACGACATCGGTATCAACCTCGAGTTTTTCAGCTATGGTTGGAGAATATTGGTGCGACTTATAGCAATCCTTCTTGGTAGGATTCTGATTAGCTAATTGTTTAATGAACACGCCGAGGACAGGGACAAACCAAGAATAACGCATACCAGTGAGTATATCACTCACATACTGTTGCATATTATCTTGTTGTTTCACTGCACAAAAAGTTTTAGAGGCTACTCTACCTGGTTTGTAAGTTAAGACCCTTTGTGAGCCTATGTTCCAAAATCTTTGCGAACAATACTCAAGAAAGTCATATTCAAAGGGAGTCCGCATGATTGCCACGAGTTTATGTCCCGCCTGTGCGGCAACTTCAACCATCTTGGTAAGTAATTTGCCAATAACTATGTCATGATCTGTATCATACTCTGGGTGTGTGTTCTTGAGTTTGATAAAGAATACATTGTCATCACCGAGTTGCATAACAACCCAGTCAAACAAATCATCTGGGATCATCGCTGCTGCTAATATAAAGCCAACGATAGTATTGCCTAGTGAAGTGTTGATGACACCAGAACATCTTTTACCTTTAACAGTATATCTTACTCCGGAGATTGTACTTCCGCGAGTATTGAGCTGGTGTTTAAAAAAATGTAGTGTTTCTTTTGTCATACCCATTTTGGTATAAAAATCAAATTCTGCTTCGATTGCTTCTTCTTCTGTGTGTCCGTCATATCTGCTATAATCACCTTCAATACAGTGATAACCTAGCGACTCGTAGTACGTTACTATAGCACCTATCGCAACTCCGTCAAGTCCACCAGTGTAAATGTACTTCTGGTTTAGACACGAAATTGAAGATGAAAATATAGTTTTACATACTTCTTTTTGCCAAGCGTAGTATTCTGGTCCGATTGTCATTAATGATTCTGTGTCGGGCGATGATATACAACGCGGGTCGCGGGCCGCAGGAGATTTGGCGGTACACATTTCTACTTTTGGGAACGCATTCACACGTGTTTGAGCTGGCCAAGAGACCAAGTTTTCGGGGAGATAACAAGTCCTCAATACACCTCTTCTGGCTGGCAAAAAATGTTCAAGGAAATTTTCCATGGCTAGTTCTTTATCTATTGCTAAAAAAGTCGGCCATTCTTTGGCCTTGGAAAAGAACTTATCTAAGCCATCTTGATACACTTTTCTTCTTGCTTCTGGGTCAGATAGTGGATTGGTAAGTTGTCTTGTTAATAACGCAACGTGCAAATTATGTGAGCAGGGAGTGGGACAGTAGGCCTGATCAGTGCCAAATTTGA